TTTACCGTGATAAACGGGTTTATCCTCCTTCATCCCTGAAGCCAAAATGGAAGATTTTACTTCAGAACCAACCAACCACTACGTCCTTGGACAGGGGTCTCATTTAGTTGACGCACTCCACCTTCGTCCCGCAAAGACAGGGTCAACCACTTCCGAGGACGTAATTCCTTCAAACTATGAGAACTCCAACTTACGTGAGATCGCTAAGTATGGAGGGTACTCAACCTACAGCTCTAACTCTAACACCGATCCTCAGGTGAGAGAGAGTCTAAAGTTATTCAATCGAGACGTCTACGAGGACATCCGTGGCTTCACTCGCCGCCCACAAGGTAACGTGGGTATGTACACTGCTTTAAACAAGTTCTCAGGCGAGAAAAGTACATTCAAAAGTCTGTCTCCATCTCAGCAATCATCGATGCGGCGTTCAATCGCCAAAGCGAAGAAGGCTTTCAATTGCCATACAAGCGTGATCCGCTTGATTGGCATGATGTAGGTCAGTTCCTCAGACGTGACACGTCTGCAGGTTCCACCTTCATGGGCGCCAAGAAAGGCGACTGCATGGAGGAGATCTACCATGAAGCGAGATGGTTAGGACACCGAATGAAACAGGGTGGCAAGACCAGTTTCAACCCTTCGAAGATGCGGTTCCCTCCGTGTCTTGCAGGACAGCGTGGAGGCATGTCAGAGATTGATGAGCCTAAAACGCGCCTGGTTTGGGTATATCCAGCAGAGATGTTAGTTGTCGAAGGATTCTACGCTCCTTTGATGTATCGCGACTTTATGAACGATCCCAACTCACCGATGCTAAATGGAAAAAGTGCGCAACGCCTTTACACCGAATGGTGTTGCAAACTAAGGGAAGGGGAGACACTATATGGTATCGACTTTTCGTCTTTTGACACAAAAGTACCTGCGTGGCTAATTCGAGTGGCGTTTGACATTGTGAAGCAGAATGTCAACTTTTCTACCTTTGAGGGAAAACCTGTAGGTAAAGAAGATGCTCAGAAATGGCGAAACGTGTGGGATGCAATGGTGTGGTATTTCATTAACACTCCCATCTTAATGCCGGACGGACGTATGTTCCGTAAGTACCGGGGTGTACCTTCCGGATCTTGGTGGACGCAGATTATTGACTCAGTAGTGAACCACATACTAATCGATTATCTTGCGGATTGCCAGCAAGTAGAGATCCGAAACCTGAGGGTCCTGGGCGACGACAGTGCGTTCAGAGCAAACGACCAGTTTGACCTGGAAGTTGCAAAACTAGATTGCGTGCCAACTGGAATGATCATTAAACCTGAGAAGTGTGAAAGAACAAAGGACCCATCCGAGTTCAAACTCTTAGGTACAAAGTATCGTGACGGTCATGTTCATCGTGACACCAGTGAGTGGTTCAAGCTCGCACTCTATCCGGAATCAAGTGTGTATACGCTTGAAGTTTCGTTCACTAGGCTTGTAGGCCTGTGGATAGGAGGTGCAATGTGGGACAAAGTCTTTTGTGAATTCATGGACTTTTACCA